GCTCCGTTTCGTTAGTGTCCGTGTAGGTTATGCTCGTTACCGATTGCACAGGATGGACGGTTAAAAACAAGGTCGGAAACAAATCGCCTATTTTCGGCTTCGGAATTTTGTCAAAAACTTCTGCAATAGTCTGTGTAATGAATTTTTGACCCAAATAATTTTCGCAGTAGTCAGTTGCCGAAGCAACCATATCAGAAATAAGCGTGTCATCAGCGGAGGTGTCTATTTTTAAATAATTCTTTGCTTCTGCCGTAGTCAGAATAGGAGTAGAAGGACCAGATGTAACTTTAAAGTAACCCATTATTTACTTTTACGAGTAGTGCGTTTTTTTGCTGTGTTTGTTGCCGTTTCCGCTTCCGTGTTGGTTTTGGTTTCGACCTTTGTGTTATCTACATATTCTGCATAACCTTCTCTTACCAATTCAGCTGCGATGTCTTTTGGTGCTAATCCAACGTGACCAGCATTATAAGCCATTTTGTATCTGCCTGTTGGCGATTTTAGAAATTTTACCTTTATTAAATCCATTGTGATGTTTTTAATTTGGTAGGTAGCCGATTTGACTACCTACCTTTATAATTGAATTATGCAATAGAAGCATCTTGCATCGCAGAGAATGAACCAGCGTGCCTAACTGCTACATCCCACCAGCTATTAACAACTAATGTAACTAAAGCATTTTTAGCAGAAGAATATGGATCTACGACTAAATCGATTCCTGCCCAATTTGCTATAATCAATTCTTCCCAATTTCCAAAGATAATCGCGTGAAGGTTACTTCCTGTTCCCTTGGTTAAATCAGAAGGTACTAAAGTAGAAACTAAAGCGTTGTAACCGTTTAATTCGTTTCCACTTTCCCATACGAATTGGGCAGTATTTGTTGCCTTTTCTTTTGTCTTCAAATAACCTTTAACGCCCGGAGTAGTTAAATAACCTAATCTTCCAAAGTCAGCATTCGCAGTAGAAACATCTGTTTCCAATTCAACTATATTAGCAAAAGTTGGGTTTGCTCCGTTAGTTCCACCAGCAACATCTCCAATACCAGATACATTTAGTATACCTTCAGGGACATTACTTGAACCACTACCATTGATCGCAGCAGTATCAACTGCATTTGCAATCGCAACAGATAATCTCGTTCTAATCATATTCTCCACATCAATGGAAGATTGAACCATCAATTGTTTTGAAATATCCGTAAAAGCTCCTAATCGATTAGGACTCATCTGGATTCTATCAAAGGTTGGAGATGTTTCCGCATTCGCATCGTTTTCTCCTTCCCAAGCGGCAGAAGCAGCTGCGTTATTTCTTGGGAAATCAATGTTGCTTGTTAATCCTGTTAAATAAGTAGCACCTAAAGATTCAGTTACCAATTTTGGATCAAGGAATGGAATTAATGCTCCTATATCCGTTTGAATGGTAAATCCACCAGCAGTAGTTGTACCAGCAGTCATATCCCTTTTTTCACCCGGACTTCTCATTAACATTTTAGGAATGGTAATGTTGCCGTTAGGAGTTAAACCAGCTGCTCTTGCTTCTCTAACGCCTTCTTGGTGCATTTCAGCATTTAATCCTTCTAATCTTCCTCTTTCAATTAATTGAGTAATCGCTCCATCGTGCCCTGTCAATCTAAATTCAGTAGCAACCTTTTCTTCTTCGGTCTTCTTGCTAACGTTTCTTCTCGCATCCTCATTTGCCTTTCTCTTTGCCTCTTCATTCGCCTTTCTTAATTCTTCAGACTCAATGAAAGATTCTCTGTCAATTGACTTGTTTAAATCTTCCGCCCTCTTGCTCAATTCATCCCACTTGTTGCTCATTTCTTCGGTGAAATCATTTCCACCGGCAGAACGATGAAGCGCGGTCATTTGATCCAACACTTCAGCGCGTGCCTGACGTAGTTCATCAGATTTTTTCATAATTAATTTCTGTTTAATTTAAGTAAATATAATTCACGGTTCCGAATGGCATCCGTGTTGGAATTTTCTTCCTTTAATTCTTGATTTTTTAATTCGTCTATTTTTCGTGCTTGTACTGATGTAGATTCATAAGCCGGAAACGTAACCGGTGCAACATCGTATAGTTTCTTAATTTTCTTAATAGTTCTGAAAACAGTATCGCCTTCTTTTCGGTATTCGTCATCCTCAATCGTAAACGCGAACGAAGATTGAGATATATCGCCTCTTTTAATGGACTCATACATATCCCTTCCTAATTGAGTATCAGGCATATCGATTTCGTAAGCTAATCCATTTTCATCAACCATCAATCGCAATGTACCGGCTTTGGTCCGACCTAAAACAAAATTAGAATCGTGATTAAATAATGCCCGGACATCTTCCATATCCGTATCCGAGAATGCTTCTCTGTCGATTGATTCGATGAATCCGCCTAAATCTCCGCTTCTGTTTTCGAAGGTGGCAGCGTAACCGCGCACGGTTCGTTTTTCTTCCTTATCCATCGCCCTCAATTCCAAACCAAATGTTCTTATCTCTTTTTCCATTATTCTGGATTTACGTTTTCTTTAGAATTACTTGCCAATGGCATTCCGTATTCATCTCCACCATCGTATCCGTTCATACCTTCCTTCTTCCTTATTTCATTAGGATTCAATGCCCTAATGTTATACATCGTTTGATATAATCTTGCTCTTGAATCGGTATCACCTTGTAACAAACCATCCAAATCAAACTTAACAAAGGTTTTGCCCCATTGCGAACGCGGAAATAGTTTGGAATTAAACTCGGATTCGATTCTCTTGGTCCAGGATCTTAATGTGTACTGAACAAACATTCGATTCAATAATTCGGAGTTGTTAAAGGTTTCAGTTTGACCTAATAACGTAACCGGTACACCGGTAATGTTCGAGATGTCCGTAATGGTTAATTTTCTCGCGTTTATGTCGTTTTGATCAACCGCTTTTCCTGTTTGACGATATTTAACTCCATTGCTTAATAGTGCAGTTTTTCCGCTATTATCTGAACCTTGATATTTTCTATTCCAACTCTCTTCAATTATATCCCTTTGTTCTTTGTTTAATGCCTGTTCTGTTTCTAAAACACCTCCAATTTGCGCTCCATTGCCGTAAAAATTAGCACCGTGTCGAATTTCTGCGATACCTCTTCCTAATGTATCTTGCTGGTAGTCGATTACAGATTTGCCCATAATACCATCTTCGGAATACATCCTTAAATGGATTATATCTGATGCCGGTACTGATTCCTTATGTTCGTGTAAATAGTAGAAATATTCGTTACCGGTTTTAAACTGTTCCCAATCTCCAGTTACCAAATGTAATCTGTCAATGGCTCCAGACGAATCGGTCATTATATGGATTAGCGCATTACCACCTTTGTAATTGCTTGATCCAGTAAACAATTGGCGCACCATTGTTTCCATAAATGTAAACTTGTCTAAATTCGGATCAGGTCTAAAATTGATTAAAGGATAAACTGGATGGTTAACGGCTTCGGATATGTTTCCTTCTTCGTCCTTGGTGTAAACCGTAAATGGTAAGGATGCGATTTGTTCGGATAAAATCGTAACCGCTCGGAAATAGGCTGGAATCGATTGCGATGTTTTCCAATTTACAGGCACTTTTGCTCTGGAAGCGGAGAATAAAACGGTTTGCCACGTTGACCAATCCTTGGCCGGACCAATATTGGAGTAAATCGCAGCTCTAAACTGCTGAAATGGTTTTGCTATGCGTTGGATTAATCCCATAACGCAAATATTTCAGAAAAACAATGGTTTTACCAAAAAAAAAGTTAACAAAGTTTCTTTTTGTTAATTTTAATAGTATATTGTCCTATTGTTTAACCAAATCTATTAAAAATGAACAACTACCAAGACCTGTACTCCGTATATGGCGAGTACAACAACAAATTTTATCTTGAAACCTACAAATCCCACAAAGATGCGTATTCAAGGTATGCTGAATTAAGTTTTAAAATGCTGAAACAAGCTACAAAAGAATGGAAGAAGAATCCGGATTTGATTCCGCAGTTCTACGAATCAACTATTGATGGCTACAACAAATCTGCACATTGTCGAATTGGGCATATTTATGTGGATAGGATTCCGGATATTGACGAAATTGATTAACTTCGCATCATTAATAACTCGTTTTTTTAAATGCTTTTGAACCCGGTCTTTGTGCCGGGTTTTTTATTTTAGTTTACCACGAAGCCAACGAGATTTCATTACGCGGAAAGTACCGTAATTTTTATACTTGTTTTTACCTTCTTTTTGGTAGTGCCATCGTTCATTGGCTTCAAATGCCCTCAAATACGACATATAATCGGCTACAATTTCGAAAAAATGGTTAAAATACTCTGAATTGCTCATTATATGAAAGATATTACTGATTCTGCATCAAATGGTCTTTGACCTTTTTTAGAATCCATATACGCAGCATAACACATCGCCAAAACCACCATTCCATCGATTTTTTCTTGAGATTTGTCCTTATCGAACATAACCAAGCCTGTGTGATTAGTTTTTAAGGTAATATTCCCAGCCATCCATCTTAAAACCGGATCGCCACCGTGCCAAATCTGACCTTTGGAGATTAACGCCTCCATTTCGCGGATTGGTTCGTTATAGTTTACTACCGTTTGTCGG